GCCATAGCCTTCGCTTTTGCTCAGCACCCCGAAGGTAGGGTCGGTAAACCAGAGCGTGCCGCTGTTATCGGCCACCACATCGTTCGGGCTGTTCAACCGCTTGCCCTGGTACGTGTCGACCAAGGTCCGCCACTCACCATTGGCCTCCTGCCGCACGATACCGCGCTTGCCGTGAGACGCCGCGACCACACGGCCCTGCGCATCCAGCGTATGCCCGTTCTGGAAGTCGGCCGGTTCCAGCCAGGTCGATACGCCATCCTTCGCTTGCCAACCGCTGACCTTGTTCGCCTTGATATCGCTCCATATCAAACGACCATCCTGCAGACACAGCGGCCCCTCGGCCCACTTCGCCTGATCGGTGAGCAGCTCGACCCGGGCCTTGGCGTCGACCAACTGGCTGAACGCCGGATCGGTGACCACTTGCCGGACAGGCGCCGCTGCAGTGGCTGCGCTGGCAGAACCTGCGACCAGAATCGCGCTGCCCAACAACCAGGACGAAGGGCTCAGGAACAGTTTTTTAAAGGTTGGATTCATGTGTTCAGGTCCGTAGGGAATCAGTAGGCATAGCTGCCGTTGGTACGCTTGTCAGCCGCGCCTGGCTTGAGTTTGATGATCAACTGAACATTGGGTTCATCGCCTACGGTGCGGATCAGGAATCGAGCGCCGATACATCGCTGCAGGAATAACTTTCCGGAGCAGGTAGGTTGGTGAAATTTGAGGTAGTGTTTCTAACGCACCAGACAAGCCCCCAGGCTGGAAATGCAAAACCCTTGTTCATAGACCGAGTGAGCTTTCATGAATCGCCGCAATTTCATTCTAGGCGCCGGCACGGCAGTGCTGATGTTGAAAGTAGCGGCCATTCAGGCCAAAGATCCAACGGCCAACAGTGAAACAGTCCAGCTGTGGAGCGACGTCCCGCCAGGGGGAGGCGGACCCTCGGGCAACCACCTGCTCACATCCCATGGCTCGCTAAGCAACGTCACCCGTCCATACCTACAGATCTTCAGACCCGTCAAACCCAACGGAAAAGCGGTGATTGTCGCTGCCGGTGGCGGGTACAAACGAATTGAACTGGGGATCGAGGGATGGCCCTTGGCGGATTGGCTCACGGAGCGCGGGTACACCGCGTACGTGCTGGCCTACCGCTTGCCGAGTGAAGGCTGGAACGCCGGCAACATCGTCGCACTGCAAGATGCGCAGCGCGCGCTACGCATAGTCCGCAGCCGGGAAAGCCACGTCTCGCTACTGGGTTTTTCAGCCGGTGGACATCTGATGGGTATGACCGCGACGCTTGGCGATTCTCAGACCTATGCAGTGCATGACAGCATTGACTCGATATCCGCCGTGGCTCAGGGAGCAGCGTTGATCTATCCACCTATCACGTTGGAGCGGCCTTATACACATACCTCGACTCACAAGGTATTGGTAGGGCCGGACGCGTCGATGCAAGAAGAGGCTGAGTGGTCTGTGCAGAATCGGGTGACGGGGAGTACACCGCCCGAATTTTTAGTGCAGGCGGAGGATGACTCGGTGGTGGATCCGCACAATACGCTGATCATGGCTGCGGCGTGTCAGCAGCGTGGGGTGGCTGTGGAGATGCATCGGTATGCGACAGGTGGGCATGGGTTTGGGTTGGGGAGGAGGGGGACGGCGACTGGAGAGTGGCCGGGGCGGTATGAAGAGTGGTTGGGGCGGTTGGGGTGATGTGTGATTTGCGTTTTCGCTGAGGTTTTATCAAGTGGGGTGCGGCACCAGGAGTCGAACCGTTGAATAAGTGATTGTTTTAATAGAATTTTTTATTTTTTCGCGTTAATTTATACCTCTTGAAATACCCTCAATTTGTTATCAGTTCTATATTTCCTAGTGTCACCTATAACACATCAACTCGCCCATGGCCGTTCACAGCGAATTTGCGCGCGAGGCTTTTCTCGCCTAGAGGGCTGGATCCGGGCCTCTTGTGCGTCGCTCCATAAGCCTTTTTCAGCGCGTCAGTCGCCATTCTCTCCTTCGGTCCTTTACTGTTTAGGCACTAAGCGGTAGTGTCTGTAGTGGCATTGCGCCGTCATCATCATGTGGGAGCCTGGCCATGGATAGCCAAAGTGAAATCACCCTTTCCAAAAATATATTCGATCAGTCTTATAAATATTATTGGGTCGCCAGACGGTGCTACGGTCAGTTTTTAAGTTCCGGCCTTGGATGAAAATACAAGTATATAATATTTGAAATATCACATGACTGCTACGTGATTACGGTCCAGTTGCGCCGGCCGAAATATAATTACATGTTAATTTGAAGTCGCAGGTATTTGAATCTGAGATTTAAGGTTTAGAGTTATGGCGAAAAATAGTGTCGAAGCAAACTTGCCTCATACAGCGGTTGCGACGTGGGGTGGGTATATATACCAAGGAAAAATTGCGCTGTATCACTGCCTTAGTTTAATGTTGGAGAATTTAACTGATAGTAAAAAATTACTATTGCAGCTTGATAGTATTGATGATTTTGCCATCTTGTTAGATGGTGTGTGTCAGTCCATGCATCAAGTTAAAGCGTATAAAAGCGATGACTTTTCAGCTTATTCCGAGGCGATAAGCGAACAAGTCAAAAAGTCAAAGGCATATCCTGGATGTAAGGTCTTATTCCATGTTTCCAAGGACATTGTCCTTCCCGCTGATTTCAGTAGTGTCTACTCACCTGCAATTTTCTATAATTACAAAAAAGATGCACTAACTGAAAGTTATTGTGCTTTGTCAGAAGTTGACTCGCTATTGGAAAGTCTCATATGCGAATTTTATATTAAATATGAGTCGGGCGCAAAGCATAAAACTGTGCCGGACTATTTACAGTGGTCTAGAAATCTTTTAGAAGATATTATCGTAAGCAAGATAATATCTATGCATGCAGAAATCCAATTTTCCAAAGGGGCAGTTCAGCGTCAGGTTGCTAATAGAGAGAAAATTAGGTTTGTGGATTTTTTCGATATTCTATCTGTCGAGTTAACCTCTGCCATACTTTGTGAAAGTTATTTTTTCTCGGTGATAATTAAAGATATTGGAAATTACTATTCCCATTTTTGCGATGAAAACGACTTGGAAAGTAAAGGTTCAGATAAATTAGCGAAGTGCGTTGCTAGGATTAATAGATTTGATGTCGAAAAACTCAAAGTCTTCATGCGCTCAATCTTGCCTAGTAAAAAAGGACGGTTTAACTCCTTGGCGGAGTACAAGGATGAGTCTGTAAACTCTGATGATCTTCAGTATGGACTATTTAGAATTTTCGATGATTTAGTTGAGCCTGACTTCAATGATGGGACGCGGAATGCAGGTTTTTTCTGGGAGTTTTCTGGGTACAGTTACTACCCGACAGCAATTCACCAGGGCAAGAAGAGTGCCGGTGCTATTTGTAAAAAAATTATCGATAACTCTTTAAAGCATGATGTTGAATTTCTCTATGAAAGTGGAACGTTGATAACCACTGACATAGATGCGGATTCTATATTTTCGGTCGCGAATGTTGGGCCGCGAGGTGGCGCACTTCATGATCATACTAAATTTAATAAATTTAAAGATGTGGCGTTAGTGTCTATTGCTAATTTGCCAGACGGGATTAAGAAATGAAGCAACTCTTAACTGAATTATTCTCTAGGCATAGTTACTCAGAGACGTTGACTGAAGAGTTTAGCCTGTTCGTGCCGGACGATGTTAGTAAGGAAGCCTACTGGCTGGTGGTAGAGTCCTCGCCGCAAGCTGTAATTGAGAACCAGCATTCCTGGTTGACTAAATGCCAAGAGATATACCGGAACCCTGCGGTTGAGAAAAATACGAGCCTAATTTGCATTTGGCCTGTAGAAAAAATCACCGATAAAATTATCTCTGAGGTTCATGCTACGGAGGAGGATTTATTTTTTTTCAAAAAGCATGTGCTTTACCATACAGCTACCGAGATAGCTAGCCTCAATGACAAACTCGGAAAGGATAATGTTGCAGATTTAATTTTGAAATCGGTAAATAATCCTGATGTTTTTTCCAGTTATAAAGAATCTTTGGGCAGTGAAGGCTGGGAGGAGTTACTTTATAGGATAGTCATAAAGCTTGGGTTCATAGATATCGGAGAAGGTGAGCCGGCGGATATAGAAGGACTTTATACTCGACATGTCGAAAAAATTAGAAGCACGAAACAGCCGGAACTATTATCGTTTATTGAGTCCAGCGTGCTTACTTCGAATATTAACGGGTATGATAGCGCCGAGTCTCTATTGAAAGATTTGGTTGATAAGATAGCTGAGGCCGGCCATGAAGTTAAATATTAAGAAGATTGTTTTAAGTAATTTCAAAGCATTTGCGAGTCATAAGTTTGAGATTGGTAGTTGTAATCTGGCAGTCTTGGATGGGCCTAATGGGTTTGGTAAAACCTCTTTTTTTGATGCTGTAGAGTTTCTTCTGACCGGCGATATTAGTCGCTACAATAATTTAGAAAGCTCCGTAGTTGATAAGCGATCGATAGCTTTAGGAAGCCCAATAGTCAATGATCAAGCAGTTGCAGGGGCTGAGATTTCAATTGTGGCGGAGATTGAAACCAGTCAAGGACTGTTCTATTTAAAAAGAAGCGCGAGTAAAGATAAGCTGGATAAAGGGAAGGGGCTTGGATTAAAGCTGTTTAAGCTCTATGAGTTGACCAGTATAGATGACGAGGGGCGGTTGGTTCAGGACGAGGAGTCCTTCTTAGGTGCAATACTTGGGGCCGGGTATCTTCGAGATTTCAAGCTTTTTCATTATGTTGAGCAAGAAGATAATACGGCAATTTTAAAAAGTAAAGCTTCGACTAAGCAGCAGAAAATTGATCATTTGTTTGATGTGGGGGACTACAGAGAAAAAATAAAAAAAATTGATAGTGCAAAAGAGTTGGTCGCCAGCCTAAAGACAGCTGCGAAAAAGGAGGACTTAATTTCGCGCAAAGCAGAGATTGAGCAATTGCATCGCTCTGTTAGTGTTGGGGCTGAAAATGTAATTGAACCTTATCAAAGGTTAATCTTCACTACTCATCAACCTTGGGACCATGAAGATATCGCAGTCAAATCGTCAGTTATAGCTACATGGATAGGCGATGAAGGGACATTAAATAGGCTTAGGAAATTTACAGAGAAAGTAGATAATTTTATCAGTTTCAAATATAACTCTAGGATTGATAAAGTCCTAAAGCCGAAGCAGGAAGCGCTTGAAAGTCTACTGAGGTTTGGTGGTCGTCTGGATTCGATCGCAATATATAAAGATGATGTCGCTCTTTTTGACTTAGGTGTGGATTTTTTAAGTAAATTTGAAAGCGGGATTCCTTCGGCTTTAAAGAAGATTTAGAATTTGAACCTGATGTGTTTGATGGTTTTGGTTTTGAATTGAGTTATAATGATTTTTCACAGGCTGTTGCTGAAATAAAGTTAGTTGTTGAAAACTCAAATTCCATCGAGCTTGCTTATAATGACTTGAAGTCTGCTCGAGATTTATTTGTATCCAAGTACTCATCTGAACATATTAGTCATGACGATGCCAGCTGTCCTGCATGTGGTTATGACTGGAAATCGTACGATGAATTACTGCGCCACATGGAATCCCAAAAGTTAGCTCTAGAGACCCTTGTCGATATTAATGGCGAAGCGCTGAAGCGAAACATAGAGCGATTTGAAAGTAAATTCTTAGGTCCTATTTGCCGAATTATAATAGAACACGCTGCTATCCATAAAGACTCTATAGATTATAAGAAAAAAATTGCCTCGCTCCGCGAGGAGCAGGTCTCGTATTTGCGTAAGCTGGTGCGGGCATACTTATCTTATGGTGTTGATTTAACACCTTTCTACTGTACAACCTTTAACTTGCAAGAGTCTTTGGGTGTTAATAAAATTGGAGAGGTTGTTAGTGCTTTGTATCGCGTTGTCGATCATGATGCTATTGATGAAGATTTTCAAGAAATTTTTGAGCAAGTATTTTTGGAGGATGATAACTCGGCTTTAAGCCTAGAGTTGGATTCGATTGATAGAAAAATCTCCTATGTAAAAGCTGCTTATAATAGAAGTATTTACAGCGACATCAAGGATAAGGAAAAATCCTATGGCGTGGCGGAAGATACTTACAAGAAAGCCATTTACATGGATAAGGCTCTAAATAAGCTCAGGGATATTTATAATGAGAATTTAAATTCTTATGTGGCGTCAATTGCTAAAGGCATCGAAGTGCTATTTCACATATATTCTGGGCGGCTTTTGCAAAACTTTCAAAGCGGGCTTGGGATTTTTATCGAAACAGATGGTAAAAATCTGTCATTTCGGGAGAATCCGAAAAAATTGCATGACGTAATATTCTCTATGAGTTCAGGGCAGCTTTCTTCATTGGTGCTTTCGTTTACGCTTGCTTTAAATAAGAGGTACGCAAGGAACGCTATTTTGTTAATTGATGATCCTGTTCAAACTCTAGACGATATAAATGTCGCTGGTTTTGTTGATTTGTTAAGGGCTGAATTTTCAGATAGACAAATAATTCTTTCCACGCACGAAGATGAAATGTCGGCTTATATGCAATATAAATTTAAAAAATATAATTTAGACGCTGAGGGTTTAGATTTTAAAAAAGTCTTTGTAGTTAATTGATAGCTCTGGTTTTTATTTGTGCGTCCCTCTGTCGTTATGGGGGCCATCCTAGATGGTCTCCATACTTTTGAAAATTAAGTGCTATTGTGAGTGGCTGGCTTTGCTAATGTTTTTGAATTTCCAAGACTTCCCTAGGCGAAGCGTGATTAAGGTTATCGTCAAAATGTAGTAATGGCGCGTTGATTCTGCGCGCTGGTTAACGTACTTACTTAAGAACCAGGCAAGATGTTTTCGCCGCCAAGTCCACGGGTTTTCTCTGTTCCAGCGCACAGCAATAGCTGTTTGGATGGCTTTTGCTTGGTGTAGATGGCGCTGACGTGTCGACTGCGATCCGCTCATGACACCCTCAGGAATACCTCCATATCGAACTGTTCGCTCATGTTCGGCCACCGATGTATGCAGAAACTACGTCGATACGACCGTGACCCAGCTCATAGCTGATTTGTGCGCGTGCCTTCTGATCGAGGGGTTGGTCGATCTGGTAGCACCTTCCTCCTTTGATTGGCGAAAGCTGGTTTGTAATCTGCTCATACCGCTCGCATGCGTAGGCCGCCCGCAATTCGTGAAATCCCTTGAGGTGGTGCGCGTGAAGGATGCCCCGTGCAGGGCGGACGATCCGATGTTGAAAGTCTAGATAGCTTTCGTTCAGTGCAAGCAAGTTGCCGCTGCCGAGGGGAGAGGCTTGCTCGGCGTACGTGAGCGCTTCACGAATATAATCATTCATCCAGATCCAACGAGGCGCTGAGGCACCCGAGCGACCACCCTTGGTGCCATCTTGGATGTTAATTTTGCCATATCGGTGGGCCTCTCTCTGCAGTCGAGGAAGATCAGCCAAAATGGCCTCTCGCAAGCGCATGCCGGTGGCTCGCGCCAGCAGAACAATTGCGGCCGCCCGTTGCAGATGACCGCGGCAAAGCACATCGGCAATCTGCTTAACCTGCTCGCGGTCTTGCCCCTGCGGCACCGACTGCCGAACCCCGCTGCGCTGCATCCCCAACGCCTTGCTCGGACTAGGCACCTTCACATACTGATCACCGCGAAGCGCAGCCATGCTCCGGTTCACACTGGAAATACGGTTCTGCCCCGTACTGACTGCAAGCTCACCCCGCTCAACCTGACCACGAACGTGCGCCGCGTAATCAGCCAACACCTGCCGATCAATCCGCCGTGCATCATTCACCCCAGGCCCATCCTCCGACCGGCACCACTTCACGAACGCCTGCCACCGATCCGCATGCGCGATCTGCTCGGCAATGATCACCGCTGCATTCGCTGGCGACACCGCGAGCCGGTTGAGCGGGGCGCGCCGGCACTCGTTGATCAGGGCGCGCTGTTCAGGGTCTGGTACCGGATCGGTGCCGTTGGCGTCACCCACCCCCATGTGCGTAATGGTCCAGGGCTTGCCCTGGGCGTTGGCGGCCGCCAGCTTGCGCGCGCCCAAGGTGGTCAGCAGGGCATAAAATTTCGAGGCTTTATTGATCATGAGGGCGAGTCCTCGAGCAGGGAAGGCGGGTAGACATCGATCTCGTCGCCCTCGTAGACGATGATCCCGGAGTACAGCACCCCAGGCGTTTCCAAGCTGATGGCCAGGTCGGTGAGGTGGCGGCTGACCGGCTTGGCGTCATCGATTAGCCAGGTCAGGTGTTGCTGCATCTCTTCGCTGATGCCGCCTTCCAGCACGCCGATGCGCAACGAAAACGTGCCGGGCTCGCCCAACGGCTCGGTCTGCCACCATTCCTCGACCTGGATCAGATACCCCAACGGTTCCACCACCCGACGCAGCGCGCCGATCGTGCCCTTGCGCGCGTGCAGGAAGTACGAGGCGCGGATCACCTGGCGCTTGGTGGACTCTGACCAGGTCGCGTCCCAGCGGTCCACCGAGAAGGCCCAGGCCAGGTACGGCAGCAGGTCGACCGGGCAGCGGTCCGGGTTGACCAGGTCGCGGATCTGCACCGGCACGCGGTGGATCTGCGCGGCGGCTTCGGCGGCAAGGCGCTCCAGGGTGAGCGCGTTGGGGGCAGCAGGGCGGTCACGCCAGCACCCCGCGCGTTAGCGTGTAATGGGTGCAGTACGCGGCCTGGGCTTGAGTGGGGTTGAGGTCGGTCCAGCCCTGCAGCTGCACCTTGCGCACGCCTTCGACATGCAGCGCCGCGTGCAGGGCGGAAGTCGACACCTCCACGCCCAACCGCCGCCGCTTCGCCAGAAAGTCTTTCAGGCTGGCCTCGGCCGCCGCCATCACCGGGTCGGCCTCCGGGCCCACCGTGGCCAGGTAGAGCACGGCATTGATCACGTAGGGCAGGATCTCAGCGCCCTGAACCACCAGGCGGTCGGCGACGGGGCGTCGATCGTCATCGCTCAGGTACGCGTACACCGCGTCCACCACCGATTGATCCACGCTGCCGTCGCCCAGGGCGCCCTGCACCGTGACCACCACCGTTGCCGGCGACGGGCTCTCGGCCGTGGCGTCGGCCACCCGGCCGTCGGCACTGCGCGCGTGCAGGATGTAGCTGTTGCGCGGGCCGGCCGTGGACAGACCTTCCCACGCCAACTGGGCGCGCTCGCGCAGGCTGTCGTCGGCTTCCATGATCGCGGCCACGGGCGGCACCGCTTTCGGATCGGCGGGCCGCACCACCAGGCGCGCCACGTTCACGTTCGCCGCCACCTGGTCCAGGTCCTTGCCCTGCGCCTTGGCCAGCAGGGTCGCCAGCGCCGCCTCATTGACCCGCTGGCGCCACAGCATTTCACGGTAGGCGTTCTCCTGCAGCAGCTTGGTCAGCGGTTCGGACTCCAGCGCCAACGTCGCCGCCACCTCGGCCCGCTGCTCGGCGGGCCACAGGCTCACCGCGTACGCCTTGCGCTCGGCGAGGATCTGCTCGAAATCGATCTGCTCGACGAAGGTCGGGTCCGGCAACTGGCCCAGATCGATCGGGGTAAACGCCTTCATACGTGCGCCCCCAACGCCAGCGGCACACGCAGGCTCAACGGTTCATGGGTATCAACCTTGGTGCCCTCGATGTCCAGCTGCGCTTGGCCGCTGAGGCCGTCCAGCTGCAGCTGCACACGGCTGAGGCGGATCCGCGGTTCCCAGCGCATCAGCGCCATGGCCGTCGCGGCATAAGCCAGCAGGCGAGTGCTGTCGTTGACCGGCCAGTCGATCAGATCGGCCAACTGGCTGCCGTAGTCGCGCCGCATCACCCGCGCGCCGATCGGCGTGGTGAGGATGTCGGCGATCGACTGGCGCAAGTGCGCATCGCCGCTCAAGGCGCGGCCGGTGGCAGCGTTCATGCCGATCATGGGACAGGTCCGTCGGAGATGCTGGTGCCCTTCTGGATGCCGGCGGTCTTGTGAGTGGTGAGGCTGATCCTCTGCTCGCCGGCGATCACGTCTTGAGTGGCGGTGATCAGCCCGTCGACCTCAAGGTCACCGATCAACCGCATACCGCCCGGGGCGGTGGCCACGATCTGACCGCCAGCCGGGAGGGTGGCGGTGAGCGTGTGGGTGGCGGTGTCGTAGTCAACGACGGCCCCGTCGCGGTACCGGCGGCGGTGGCGGGTCGGGCTGTTGTCCGGCGCGGGGTAGCGATCGCTGTACAGGCCAATGAGGACGAATCCGGATTCCGGGTTGCCGGAGGGGGAGAGGATCAGGCATTGCTCGTCTAAGGCCGGTGGATCCCACTCTGCATCTTCTCCAGCACGAAGTGCGAAGAATGGAATCCAGCCTGTAATTAGACCGCCGGTTTCTACACGGCAACGAGGGGAATCTAGATCGAGTTCGGCGATGGTGCCGGCTCGGATCAGGTTTTCAAGACGCCTAAGGGTATCGGGAAAATAATTCATAGAGCGGATGGTAGGCTTGGTTTAGACCATCCGTATTCGCAAAGGATTGTGCGTGATAGTTATACAAACGGCTTAGTCAGGTGATAAGTGAAACTAAAAATTAGCGAGTAATTTTTAGTTTCAAAAATAGCTGGATGCTAGAACTCTAACGCAAGGTCTTATCCAAGGTGAAGATTACAGTATGGTGTATGTCGTTCACCAGGTTGGCATTGCTTGCAAGTATATCGCCAGCGTGCTTCTTAAATTCTGAAAGGGTCTCTATATCTCGGAGAATGGCAGTTAGAACAGCAGACTGACACCTGTAGGTGGCTAGCAAAACAATCTGGTCATACCGTTCCAAATCATGTGCCGTGAAATCCATACTTCTAAAACCGGAATGTACCGAGTTATTGCGAAATTCCCGCATACTATCAACATCATTTATAAGTTTTTTCTGCCAGAATTTGTACCTGGGGTGTGACTCCAGCACTGAAATTATGCTTGGGTCTAGGCTTTGTTTGCTTTTCCAGTTCGGAAAACCAAGAAAGCATCTAAGGAGTCCTCCGATCTGGTCTAATTCCGATTCTTTAAGTAGTGCCTCTAAGCAAAACCAGTAAAATAGAATTCGAAGTTGTGGGTTTTTCTCGTGTTTGCTATGTCTGCTCCAGTGCAGTGATCTTAGATATCTGTTTTTGAGCTCAGTGTTTTTGGCTAGTACGAAGTGTATCCAGTCTCTCCGTTGGATTTCATGCCGTCTCATCAGAAAGCTCATCGAGTTTGAGTAGGGCTTCTTGATGGGTAGGATCACACCAGAATCTAGATCTTTAATAAATCCCACACCGGACGTATTAAAACTCGAGGTTGGAAACTCTATAAATTTTAGATCCATGATCAACGCGAATTTAGCGTCAGCTTCCATTACAGCATCTTCTGAAGATGCACAGTTGACAATGGTTGCTATCCTGGCGCAAACCTGATAGTGCTCGAAATCGACGTGATGATCTGTAGAGGATTCCTTAAGTGCTTCTATTTCAAACGCGTTATCTGATTTATAGGATCGAAGCTCTACACTTTCATAGTATAACGTCGTTGGAATATATATGCTGTCAGGATCAAGAACTTTGACTACGAGGTAGTTAGGCATAGAGGCGCTCGCTAATCACGTCCGCTAATTTCTGAATTAGTATCTTTTTAATGCAGTCATTCCCCTCTGGAGAAGGTTTAATGTTATGAATGTAGAAGTGCCGAACCATTGGGATGGCGATAAGTGGTTCCTTAGACTCAATGCATAGTTGTAAGATTGTCGTAATGTGTTGCTCTTTCAGCTTTTTTGAGAGTAATATCAGAGCGGTTTTTACATAGTTGGTTTTGTCACTTACAGAGATGTAGTAGCGAAGTCTAAACCATTCCAGGTCAGTAGGAGAGGGACGAGCCTCCATGAGAAGAGAGTCATACTTCTCAACAAGTCTATTGTCGAACAGTGCTATGCCAAGATTGTAACCAAGTCTAATGGTCAAAATGTGTTTTGGTTTGAGCGCCTCTAGTTTTGCAAAAAAATATGCTGACTCTATATATTTCTGGTTGTCGTAAAGATATGAAATGTATGATGTAAGACGCTTCGCGTACTTGGTGTGCGCTGGTGGGGTGTCCCTAAATAGTTTCTCAGTTACATCCATGAATTTTATTCCCAAGACGGATAACCTATAATTTTGATGTCACAAAATTTTGCCGCTAGAGGGGGTCGAATATGGATTGCCCGCTGTAGGCAGTTTATACCAGGACTTCCAAAAGAATGTCTTTGAAATTTCTCAAATCGGACTTGGTGAAACCGAGCAGCTCTCGTGCGCTGTACGGCACCACGCGCTGACCGTGTGCTGGGCTGTCGCGTAAACCGGAATGATGAACCCTGGCTATGCGAGCAGCTCGCCCAACAAATCCTACTGTCAACTCCTGGCTGGAATGCTCAGTCCGCATATGCCGCACACCGCGCAGCTTTCTGAACATTTGCGCTTTGACCCTACCCCTCTTTGCCTTTAGCTCTCGACGCTTGCGAGGCTCGTAAGGCTTCCCATCTGGTGAGCGCTGCAGCGCAATGCGCTTCTGTTGATCGCGTCGTAGGTTTCGCGCCATCGTACCCAATAACTTCCGCCGCTCCCCCGGCTCAAGCTTCGCCAACAAAGCCCCAGCCCACTCCTCGAGCACATCCAACTCATCCCTCATATTCCACCCCACGTCGCCAGCAACTCACCCTTCAAATACAGCTCCAGCGACCGCAACGTAAACGGATCAAGGTCCACCACCGGCTCGGCCGGGTGATCCACCGACAGCGCCCCATCCTCCAACGTTTTCACCACCACGCGCTCGGTCAGCGGCAACTTGATCGACAGGTCGACCTTGCTGTTGTCCAGCACATCCGCCTCGAAGCCGATCGCTTCCTTGCCGCGCACCAGGTTCTCCATCAGCTCGCGCTGGTTGACCTGGACCCAGGCGAACAGAGGGATGGCCACCGCATCGGGGTGGCCGGCGTAGTCGGTGAGGATGATGTTCAAGGTGTAGCTGTATTCGAACGACAGCCCGTGGGCCACGGTGCTGCGCAGGGTGCCGTTGTCGATGAAGATCATCAGCCGGTCGGGGTTGTGTTTGAGTTCGGGGATCAATCTCAAGAAATATTCGCGCAGCGAGCCGGGCTTGTTCATGGGTTGGCGGCCTGTTGGTGACGGAAAATCATGTCGACCTGGGCGGCGCAGTCGGCCCAGGCGGCTTCGAGGCTGTCCTGGTCGCCCAGCAGCTGGCCGTTATGGCGCGGGGCTGTCGCCGGTAGGGTGCAGGGGGTCACGGCCGGACAGCCAGTCACGATAAGCGTCGGCGCCGGTGAGGGCGGGGCGCTGGCGCAGCCGAGCAGCAGCGTCAGGCAGAGGCTGTTCAGCCCAATGGCGAAGTGCGGTGTTTTCACGGGTGAGGGTCTCAAGCTGTCGTTGGCGCGTAGCCAAGGCGGTGCGCAGGTCGTTTTGCATCAGGCGCAGGTGCACCTGGGATGCGCGTTCATCGCGCAACACATCCCGCAAACCGGCAACCTCAGCGGCGGTGCGCTCGGCTTCGGTACGGGTGGCCTCCGCTTCCTGCAGGGCCAGTTCCGCGCGGTCCTCCGCAACCTTGAGGCGCAGGCTCTGCGTCCACAGCAGCAGAGCCAAAGCCGCCAGCAACGCTGCGCCAAGCAGCACTTGGCGTAGCAGGCTCATGCGGGCACCAGGCACCCGGCCGCGTGCCGTTCATAGGCCCGCTCCAACCGGATGTCATACAGATTTCGCTGGTACGCCGGGCCGTTGTAGCCCTTGGCGAACACCGCCCATTTGCGTGCCTTGAGCGCCCTGTGCAGGGCAGGATCCGCTTCGATGAAGCGCACGAAGGCTTCGAACTGTTCGTTCTCGTTCAGGGCCATGCGCTGGGTGAAGTCCTGGACGCTGGCATAGCCCAGGCGTTCGGCGTGGTAGCCCATGACTTGGAAGGCGCCCCAACTGGTCGACTCCAGTGCGCAGTTATCATCAATGAGCCGCGCGTTGGCCAGGCGCTGGTGCTCGGCGCTGCCGCCGGCATAGCCACCCGGTCGCGGGTTGACCAGGTTCGGGTGGCTGACCAGAAGCGCGGCCACCTCGTCCTCGGGAAGGCGCGCCATGCCCAAGCGGCGGTGCATGACGTGGCGCTCGAACAGGATCGATGGCTTGCCGTTGGCCAGAAAGCCCTCGCCCTGGCTTTCCACCTCGTTGACGGCCATCACGGTGGCCAGGTCCAACCCCAGGCGATCGGCGGCGGCAACCAGCGATCGCTGCTGCAACAGGTGCGCACAGTGTCCGCCGCCGAGGGCGGCAAGGGTCTTGGGTCCGGCGATGCCATCGGTGACCAGGCCGACTCCGCCCTGGAAGGCACGTACGGCGTCCTCGGTGGAATCGCCGAACAGGCCGTCCGGATACAGATCGGCGCCGCGCTGGTTGAGGCGCTGCTGCAGCAACAGCACCGCCTGGCTGCGTTCGCCGTGGCGTAATAGGGTCATGGTTGTTCCGCCTTGCGTTTGAAGAATTGAGCGGCCATCGCGCGGGTGCCTTCGACGCCCAGCAGGCCGATGACGCCGCCGAAGAACGGGCCGGTGCTGCTGGGGATCCCCACCAGCGTCAGCCCGTGGCTGGCCGCCAGCGCCAGGGCGCCGCACAACGGCGCTTCCAGGGCCACGCGGCGCCAGTTGCCGCCGCCGTAGACGACTCGAAGCGCCGCAATGAAGGCTGCCAATGCCCCGGCGTACAAGCCGGGCCAGTTATGCTCCAGCCAGGTTGCGAACCAGGCCAGGTTGTCCGGTTTGTCAGGCATCTTGTTCATTCCGCTGTCCGGTGGTGGGGGTGGAAGCCGGTGGAGTCAGTCCCATAGGTTCACCATTGAGCGCTGCTCGGCCTGGGGCGGGGCATCCGGAAGGATGACCGGGGTACCGTGAGGCAACACCGGGCCCAGATCCGCCAGCCCGGGGTTGGCCAGCAGCACCGCTTCGGTCACGCCTGCGGTACGCCCGTAGAAGCGCCAGCAGATTAGGTCGACCGTGTCGCCTTGCCGTGCGAGCTGGACGGCCATCAGATCAGCTCGATGGTCGAGTGCGGGGTGCCCAGCAGATTGCGGATGGCAAACCGCGCGTCGCGCCGGAACTCGTCCACGGACGGGGTCAGCTCATCGGCCTTTTTGTGGCCGTCGCCGGTGCTGTCGAAGCTGCGATACCGCTCGGCCAATTCGGCGCCGACGGTGCAATACACGGCACGTTTGTACTGCCAGACCCACTGGCTCTCCCCCTGGATCTGCGCCGCGGGCACGGCCGCCAGGGTGCGATAGCCACCCCCCAGATGAACGGCCTTCAACCTCTGCAACTCGGCATTGATCTCGATCAGCGCATTGACCGTGGCCACCTCTAGGCGCGCGTCGGTGATGCTGCCGTCCAGGCGGATCGAGGCGCGCAGCACGGCGCCATCGATGTCAGGCCAGAACCCGTCGTTGGTGATTGGGAAGGACTGGGTCGGCGTGCCGCCGGCAATGAATCCACTCATGTTCAGCACCTCAGTCGGCGGTGGCCGGGGCGTTGCAGTGCAGCGATCAGGTCACTGGCTGCTCGGCCCCGGGCCGCCGGGCTCGCGGGGTACGCTCGGTCAGCTCCCGATGAGGGGAGCAATCTTTTTCAGCAGGCGCTCGGCGCCTTCCAGATCCTTCTTGCCACCGCAGCTGGTGTTCAGCTCGATGGCGCGTTTGAGCAGCTCGATGGCGGCGCTGACCTGGCCGGGTTGGCCAGACTGCTCGGGCGTTAGGCCCAGCAGCGTGACGCGGCCGGTGGCCAGGTAGAGCTTGGCGCGGGCCTCGTCGGGCATGTCGTGATCATGGGTCAGCTCGACCGTGCGGTGCAGCATGGCCAGGTCGAATGTGCCGCCGGCCTTCAGCGCCAGCAGCGCGGCTTCGGCCACTTCTTCGGCGATCAGGCATCCGCTGGTACGCTCGAAGCGGTCCGGCATCAGCAGGCCGTGCTCCATCACGTAGGCCGCCAGGTCGAGTGCGCCGGCGAAGTCGCTGGCATCGATGCGCCAGAGCATCACCGTGGTCAGCACTTCGTCCTGGGCGCCGCGGCCGGCCTCGATCACGCCCTGCACATAGGGTTCATAGGCTGGCAGCAATTGGCGCTTGAGCGCGCATTTGCCCTCGACGGACTGGATCTGCTTGAGGCGCAGACGGTCCTGCAGCAACTGGGCCATCTGCAGTTCGTAGGCGTTGGCGCCTTCCATGCTCTGCTCGGGGCCTACGGCTTCGGCGGCGGCCAGCGCCGCAGTGGTGCGCTGGAAGTGGCGACGGCAGGGGTTGCTCATGGCATTGCCTCACTTACCGACCAGGTCGATGTTCTCGGCCAGCGCCGCGCAGCCCAGGTCCTCGATCACGTAGGCTTCGTTGACCGACTCGAAATTCTCCACGCGATCACGCTTGGCGTTGTCGACCACCGTGCGGCGGCGGGTGCCTTCCTGCCAATACACCGACAGGTTGTCCAGGCGCGTGACCATCAGCCCGTTGGCCGGGAAGTAGGGCACGCGCACGGCGGGCAGGTTGCCGATGCGTTTCTGACTGGTGACGATGTCGGCGGCCAGCATCTCGCTGGGGTCGAGCTTCTGGTTGATGATGGGGAAGTACTTGTCGGCCAGCAGTTGCCGACCGCACACCACCACCAGCTCGGGATCTTCCTGATACCAGGGCTCGATGAACTCGGCGACCATGCTGAACACCAGGGCGTCGAGGTTGGCGAAGTCCTTGCCGTCGCCGATCACGATCTTGCCGCTGTCGGGGGCCACTTCCTTCAGCACGCGGGCGGCGTTCTCCAGGCGCATCTTCTGCAGCCAGCCGACGTTCACGTCCTGCAGCAGCGGGTTGGTGGCGGCGTTGGAACTGTCGGCGCGGCTGATGCCGTTCCAGCCGATCATGATCCGGCTTAGCGCCATCAGCTTGATGATCGCGTCACGGATACGCGCCTGAAAGTCCGGAAACTTGGCCCAGGCGTCGAGCTTGGCGTAGCGCAGGTGGGTGTCGAAGTTGGTCTGCGTACACAGGTAGCCGCGGTCGTCGAGGGTGCTGGGGTCGCGGGTTTCGCGGTCCTTCGCGGTGGTGTCGGTGGTCCCGGCGATCGGGCCGGAAATGCCCAGGCCGATCTTTTCGCCCATCTGCTCGTTGACGCCGTAGATGTTGATGCGGCGCAGGAATTCGCTGGATTCCTGAATACGGGTTTCCAGCTTCTGGGTCACGGACGGCGCCGTGGCGAATTTGGTGGTGACATCGGGCACACCGTGCAGCTGGGCGAGTTGCTGCAGGTAGGCGTTGTACAGGCGGCGGGTTTCGTTGCGCATGGGTTGCTCCGTGGCGATGGGGGTTTCAGCAGTCGGTGAGCTGCTCGCCGCGGCCACCCGTGGCCGGTGGGCGCTGGGTCTGGTGCGGGTCGGCGGTGGTGCTGAGGGTCTGTTTGAGTTCGCGCAAATCCACGCTCAGCCGTTGGTACTGGGTGGCGAGCTCGGCCACTTTGGTCTGTTCGCCGGCGAGCAATTCGCCCTGGCCCTGGACGTGCTCGGCCAGGGCGGTGACCGCCTCGCCCACCTGGGCAAACTCGGCGTCGACCTGCGCGTCCTTGCCCTTGATCAGCTCCCTGACCTTGGCGAACAGCGCGGCGCCGGCAGAGGGCTTCTGCTCGTACTCTTCGAACTCCAGCGTGACCTCGATGGCGGCCGTGAACAGGTTGTCCGGGTGCTGCTTGCGGGCGCTGTACGGGTTGCTCTCCGGGTGCTGAGCGGCGAACGACAGCACCTCGGTGCCCAGGCTGGACGGGCTGTCGGTCACGCCCAGGCCGACCAAGTAGGCGCGGCCGGTGTCGGCAAACTTTTCCGCAATCTCGACGCTGGTGTAGATCTTCTGCTTGGCCTTGGTCATGGAGACCAGGTCGGGCGTCGGCTCGATCTGCGCGAACAGCGCCCAGCGCATCTCGCCGTCGACCTCGACTTCCTCGGCCTTCACCGCAGTGACATCGCCATAGGCACGGAACGGGCTGTCGGCCAGCGTACCGCGAATGTGCTCCATCCAGATGCGTGCGCCATACAGCGTGGGGCTGTAGCTGGCGGCCATTTCCTGGATCCAGGTGGGTTCGATCTTGCGGCCGTCGGAGGTCGCGCCGGCCGTGGCGACGCGGAACCACTTGGAGCGGAATTTCTTCATTCGGGATGTCCTCGGTGCAGGGCAGTGCGTTGAGGTGCATCGTCGGCAGTGCACGGCCGGGCGGCAACGCGGGCCGGTTGTAGTCCTGTTTCCTACACCCAACCCCACTACGCCCCACGCGCGCGCGGCGTCAGCATCGCCGCCATGACTGCCGTGTTGCCCGCACCCATCCGCGATAACCGTCGCCAGGCGAAATTCCTTTACTGGACCGGCCTGCGCATTTGCGCGATCGCTGAAATGCTCGAGGAAAACGAGAAGACCGTGCACGCCTGGAAGACCCGCGACGAGTGGGACCGGGCCGACAACGTCGAACGCATCGGCGGCGCCCTGGAGGCTCGACTGGTGCAGCTGATCCTCAAGGAGGGCAAGACCGGCGGCGACTTCAAGGAGATCGACCTGCTGCACCGCCAGCTCGAACGCCAGGCGCGCATCGAGCGCTTCAAGGGCGGCGGTACCGAGACGGACCTGAACCCCAAACTGGCGGCGCGCAACGCCGGGCCGAAGAAGAAGGCGGCTCGCAACGAGTTCGACGAAGGGCAGATCGAGCTGCTCACCGAGGCTTTTCGCGATGGCTGTTTCGGCTACCAGCTTGACTGGTACCGGGCGGGCAACCAGCGTACCCGGGCGATCCTCAAGAGCCGTCAGATCGGTGCAACCTACTACTTCGCCCGCGAGGCGTTTCTCGATGCGCTGGTGACCGGGCGCAATCAGATTTTCCTGTCGGCCTCGAAGAACCAGGCGCACATTTTCAAGGCCTACATCCAAGCCTTTTCCCGTGAGGTGTGCGGGGTTGAGCTGACCGGCGACCCGATCATCCTGGCCAACGGCGCCGAGCTGCACTTCCTTGGCACCAACGCCCGGACCGCCCAGGGCTATCACGGCAATTTCTACTTCGACGAATTTTTCTGGACCTTCAAGTTCAACGAGCTGAACAAGGTCGCCAGCGGCATGGCGATGCAGAAGCGCTACCGGCGCACCTACTTCTCCACACCCTCGAGCATGGCCCACGAGGCCTTCACGTTTTGGACCGGCGAGCGCTTCAACAAGGGCAAGCCGGCGGCGCAACGGCTCAAGCTGGACGTGTCCCACGAAGCCCTGCAGCAGGGGCGGCTGTGCGAGGACCGGATCTGGCGGCAGATCGTCACCATCCTGGATGCCTCCGAGCGCGGCTGTGACCTGTTCGACCTCGAGGAGCTGCGCCTGGAATACAACGCCGAGGCCTTCGCCAACCTGCTGATGTGCCAATTCGTCGACGACGGCGCGAGCATCTTCCCGCTCAACGTCCTGCAGCCGTGCATGGTCGACAGCTGGATCGAATGGGCCGAGGACTACAAACCCTTCGCCGCCCGGCCGTTCGCCGATCGGCAGGTGTGGGTGGGTTACGACCCCGCCGAAACCGGCGACAGCTCCGGGCTGGTCGTGGTCGCACCACCCTTGGTGCCCGGCGGCAAGTTCCGCGTCCTCGAGCGTCACCAGTTCCGCGGGATGGACTTCGCCGCACAGGCCGAGGCCATCCGCCAGATCACCCAACGCTATTGGGTCACCTACATCGGCATCGACATCACCGGCATGGGCTCCGGCGTGGCGCAGCTGGTGCGCCAGTTCTTCCCCAACCTGACCACCTTCAGCTACTCGCCCGAAGTGAAAACCCGCCTGGTGCTCAAGGCCTACGACGTCATCCACAAAGGACGGCTGGAGTTCGACGCCGGCTGGATCGACATGGCCCAGTCGCTCATGGCCATCCGCAAGACCGTCACCGCCAGCGGCCGCCAGTTCACCTACACCGCCGGCCGCACCGACGAGACCGGCCACGCCGACCTGGCCTGGGCGCTTTTCCACGCATTGCAGAACGAACCGCTGGAGGGGCAGACCGCCACCAACACCGGGTTCATGGAGATCTATTGATGAACGACAGCCCAGCCCATCTGCCAGTACCCGCCTCCCGCATGGAGGCCTTCACCTTCGGCGAACCCACCCCGGTGCTCGACGAGCGCGGCATCCTCGACTACCTGGAGTGCTGGTCCAACGGCCGCTGGTACGAGCCGCCCCTCTCGTTCGACGGCTTGGCCAAATCCTCCCGGGCCAGCGTGTTCCTGCAGTCGGGCCTCAATTTCAAACGCAACATGCTCGCCCGCACCTTCATTCCCCACCGGCTGCTGTCGCGCCAGACCTTCGAACAATTCGCCTTGGACTGGCTCTGGCTGGGCAACGCCTACCTGGAAAAACAGCGCAACATGCTCGGCCAATCGCTGGGCCTGCAGCCGGTCCTGGCCAAGTACATCCGCCGCGGTACCGAGCCCGGCAGCTACTACCAGGTGCGCAACTGGAAGGATGAACATGCGTTTCTTCCCGGCTCCATCTGCCACCTGCGCGAGGCCGACATCAACCAGGAAATCTACGGCCTCCCCGAATGGCTCCCCGCGCTGCAGAGCGCCTTGCTCAACGAGTCCGCCACGCTGTTCCGCCGCAAGTACTACAACAACGGCAGCCACGCCGGTTTCATCATGTACATGACCGACACCGCCCAGAACGAAACCGACGTAGCTGCCTTGCGTGCAGCCCTCAAGTCCGCCAAAGGCCCGGGCAACTTCCGCAACCTATTCATGTACGCCCCGGGCGGAAAAAAGGACGGCATCCAACTGATCCCTGTTTCCGAAGTGGCCGCAAAAGACGAATTCAGCTCAATCAAAAACATCAGCCGGGACGACATGCTCGCCGCCCTCCGGATACCGCCGCAGTTAATGGGCATCGTCCCGCAGAACGCGGGTGGGTTTGGCTCGATCAAGGAAGCGGCGCAGATCTGGGCGATGAACGAGCTGGAGCCGATTCAAGCGAGGTTAAGGCAGGTGAATGATTGGGTGGGGGAGGAGGTGGTGCGGTTTGCGCCTGTTGGCGCTTTGGACGCCCATTAACCCATACAAGGCCTGGGCGGTAGTTGGCCGGGCCGTCGTCTCGACGAAGTGTTGTTATCAAGGATCTTGAATGTCAGCTCCGATTTTCCCCTGGATGGGCGGCAAACGCCGTATGGCCAAACACATCCTCCCCGAGTTTCCCGAACATGAGTGCTACGTGGAACCCTTCTGCGGCGGTGCCGCGCTGTTCTTCATGAAAGAGCCCAGCCGGATTGAGGTGATCAACGATTTCGACGGCGAAGTCGTCAACCTCTACCGCGTGGTGGGTAACCACTTGGAAGAGTTCGTGCGCCAGTTCAAATGGTCACTGGTGAGCCGCACCATGTTCCAGTGGGCCAAAGATCAGGCACCGCGTACCCTGACCGATATCCAGCGCGCCGCACGGTTCTTCTACCTGCAGACTCTGTGCTTCGGCGGCAAACCTACCAGCCGGACCTTCGGCACCGCCGCCACCACACCCCCGAAACTGAACCTGCTCCGAATCGAGGAAAAGCTCAGCGAGGCGCACTTGCGGCTGGCGCGGACCACCGTGGAAAATTTGGATTGGAAGGAATGTGTCCGACGGTACGACCGCCCGCACACGCTGTTCTACCTGGATCCGCCATATTGGGAGACGTCTGGTTATGAGGCGGATGCGTTTCCGTTTGCTGAGTTTGAGGCGATGGCGGAGATGGCGCGGACGATACGTGGCCGGATGATCATTTCGGTAGGGGATCATCCCAGGATTCGGGAGGTGTTTGCGGGGCTGCGGGTCAAGGAGGTGCCGTTGAGGCATACGGTGGGTGGCGGCAGCGGGAGTAAGGTGATGGAACTAGTGTTTTTCAATTGGGAAAATTAAAGACCCCGTCAATAGCCAGAAGAGTGCTCGACAACACTAGCTGCGAAAAATGTACCCATACAGTAAAAAAGTATTGGTTCAGGTGCCATTTAAGAGGGGTATCACGAATCAACAAATGACAGGCCGTTCAATAGTTTTTCGAACGAGCGTGAGGCGTACTCCTTCGCTAATTAGCGATTTAGCTAAATGCTTAAGGAGGCGCTGCACGCACATGCAGAAAGTCTCGGAGCGTGCATACGAACCACCGTTCGTCGCCCAGTTGGGAAATCTTAGAAGTTTTTTCGGTGCCATCTCCGAGTGACTGCACATGTGCCCCACTTGCTGCACCACCCAAGTTCTGCGCTGATTGCCGCAGAACAGTTCTCACCTAGGTTGGCGACCCACAAAAAAAACACAAAAAAACCCGCACGTATGCGGGTTTCAGGTCGGAATTAAGCATTGCTGCTTGTGAGCGAACGCGTGTAACCTTTGCTCAACTGCTCCGACGGGGCCTTACCTTTGATCGGGAAATCACAGGTTAGGTGCCCGGGAACCTCCAGTCAACCACCCTTTTCGGTCAAGTCTCGCCTAGTTGGGGCTATAGATAGCTGATAGTGCTATTAAGGCATGTAAAGGTAGTTAAGCTGGAGGATTTACCTGACTTGAGAGCTTTTGTCAGGTTGAGAGCAGGAAACGCTGGTTAGTCTCGTTTACTAGCCGGTTAATCCTAACGTTCGAGGCTATTACCTATGAAGCGGTTCCTACCCGAAGAACTGATACGCGCACTTCAAGCGGCCTACTGGTCGATTCGACTTGTGCGTATCATTCAAGAGTTGTAACCACAACTCACAACAGGGGCTTACGTCCCTGTTGTTCTTTGGCCGTCTTAGTGCAAATGTGCAGTTTTTTCCTGATCGTACGCGGCTGCTATCAAACCTGACCAATTCAGCTGCCTACCAAGCTCTGCATCACCACCCTCCTGCAAACCTCGAGTAAGGGCTGCGCTACAGTCCATTCTACGGTTGATAGCGCACTATGATTGCTCAGTCGCTTAATCAGCCGGCCTGCACCACCACGACTGTGCATACAGACGCCCGTCCTCAACCTCCAGCCCGCTTAGGACAAGTCCGTTCGGCGCCATCCAGGACAGCACCACCTCATGCAGCGGTGGCAAGGACGATGGGCCAATCGGATTCACGCCTCGCACGACCGCGGTCTTCGAGTTTCGCCCGAGCTGCTCGCAGCGCTGATCGGTGATCTGAACATCCCCCACTAGCGGCTGAATTGAGCGAACCTCGGCCATGTCTATCGGCTGGCCGCGCATCATCCGCTTAGTGACTTGGTATCTCATGGCTGTCGATCGTGTGCGCGAACGCTGTGCGTCACTACGCCCCAGACTGAGAACTCATCGCCCTCGAGAATATAGCGCAGGGGATAAGACGGATTTGCCGAGCGCAGTACGTGCATTCTCCCGCAGCGATCAAGCAGTTTGACCATGGGCTCGTTGTTTACCACACCGATTACCACCCGCCCGGTCGCTGGCTCAACGCCCTTGTCTACTACCAGCAAGTCTCCACTGTGAATTCCCACGCCGATCATGCTGTCGCCAAGGCATCGCACCAGGTACGTGCCTGGTGCATGGATGTTCAGGGCTTCATCCAGTGAAAGGGACACTGCATCTGTAGTGAAAGGGCTATCCATAAATGAGACTCAAGTACTGTATATGCAAACAGTATTCTTGCATCGACCCGCGGCTGTTGGCAATGCACGGCGGTCGGCTTCGGTATTGATCGCGGTGGGGTCTGAGGGGGAGAGGCCCGAGCATACCGAGATAGAGCCCTACCGATTGATGTCAAGGGACCATCACCCAGCGCGCGCCGTCGTCCCCCCTCCCCGCCTGCGGGCTAAAGAGGCCGCATTTTCTGCACACCTGCAGCTGGTATCCGTACGGGGCTGTCCGGGGTGTGTCTGCCATTCTCAAGCAGGCTGATACCTGCAGAATCCTGCACCGAACCCTCGATTTTTAGCGCGCTCGCAGAAGCGCTCCGGAGTCGCATTTACGGGAGACCCGTGGGGAAGAGGTAATCGAGGAAGCTGGAAGTCGGAATCGGGCTGAAGGCCAACGGCGATGCGGGTTGTAGCGCTTACCCAGTGGAGTAATCTCGAGTAACAGTATAGGTAATTTTCTGTTAACTAGCTGTTTTATAAGGATTTTTAATATGGTCGTACTCACCCTGCTGAAAGGTAAGACCATTACTTCAAATTACTTGAAAATTACTTTCATAACTGGGCTAGAACGCTTGTGTGGCAAGGCTTTCCGAGGAGTAGACCGAAAAATTACCTCGGTTACCTGTTTCCTACGGGTCACCATGAAAACAAGATTAGCCACGCTGGGAGAGGGCTCGTAG